CACACCCTGCGGCCCCGGCTCACCCTGTTGGCCTTGTGGGCCGGTTTCGCCGGTGTCACCCTTTGCGCCTTGAAGCTGCCCGTTATTCACCCATACGGAATTTACACCGTCCCAAATGTAAATATCGTATGGCGCGGCGGAGCCAATGCCATAAGCAGCACCGGGAGCCGGGGATAGGATGCCCGCCAATGCGTCGGCCGTGTCAAAATAACCAAGCACGGCAAAGCCTGCGCCGGTGTCGCCCTTCACGCCCTGTTCGCCCTTGTCACCCTGCGGCCCGGTGTCGCCTTTTTCGCCCTTTTCGCCTTGCGGGCCCTGTTCGCCGGTGTCGCCTTTTTCGCCTTTTTCGCCTTTAAGTTGGCCATTATTTACCCATGTGGAATTTACACCATCCCACACGTAAACGTTATACACTCCATTCGATCCAACGCCGTAAGCGTCGCCCGCCATCGGTGTTAACGCGTCCAGTTCTGCCGCCGCTGCGAAGTATCCAAGAATGCGAAAATCACGGCCGTTAAATGCCCCGCTTTCATAATCGGCCCGCACTTGCGCATAAAATGCGGCGCGTTCCGTTTCGTTTGCCTGCACATCGGCAAGCAAGGCCAAACAATTCTGCCGTTGTACTGCCATAATGCACCCCCCGTTAAAATCCTATTGTATTGCCGCCGTCCATGTTTACGGCCGGTTCTTCCAATTCTGCAATGCCCTTTTCATCTTTAAGGCGTGCAATTTCTTCCTTTTTCCATTCATCGTCGCGGGTGTCGCCCCACAATTCTTCGACGATTGCGTCAATGCTCATAATTCCGCCCGCTGCCGCTTTGCTCATGGTTTCCACCTGTGCTTCAAAGGCCGGGTTTGCATATCCGCCAAAGGATACGTTTACTTCCTGTTCCTTGCTTTCGGTTCCGTGCATGGCATCAAGCACGCGAAGGGAAATATTGACGATTTGCGGAATGATTTCTTCCAGTACGCCCACAATCTGCGCCCGTTTATACAGGGTGGTCTTTTCCTTTTCCCGCTGTGCTTCGGCATTGTCCAGTTTCTTTACGTCAATACCCAAAGTAGACGGGGAAATAAGGCCCTGCAAACAAAGGTCAAGGGCTGTGCAATACGTCTGTACAAGGGCTTCGTGCTGTATGTTGCCCTGCGTGTGGGTAATTTGGTTACTTGTGCCTTCCCTCATGTCGGATTCTGTAGCAATGTAATCATTGTCGAAATCATTTCCACGGATCACACGGCCGCTGTTGGGATCGCGGGGGAGAAGCACGTCGGGAATATACGTTTTAATTTGGCCCTTGCGAAGTGCAAGCATCCATTGGCTCCACACTTCGTCGAAAGAATCAAATGCATCAATTTTCCCGTCAAAAATGCTTTTGCCGCGTCCGGGATACTTCCGGCTATCCGCAAAGCGCATGGGCAGGGCCATCATAAACGCGCCCTTGTTTACCACAGGTACAAGCCCCGCCAATTCGGGAAACGCCTGCATGTCGGTTTCCTTGCCATCAGCCGCGCAAAGGCGGTATGTAACGCCGTCCTTGCTGTACCGTTCTTTCAGCGTGTATTTCTTGCCGTTGTATTCCTTGCACGTTTTGAAGATCACAGCGACAAGGCGGCCCCGGTCAATGTCATATTCAACGCGGGAAGCGTCGAAAAACTCAATGATTGGGTACTCGGATACATTGGTGTCAATGCTCCACTTCCATGCACCGTCACCGCTCCAAAGGCAATCAGTAACCGCCGCCCGGAGAAGCTGCGGAAAATTGTTGTCGTCCGCGATTGCGTCCCAATCAATTTGCCGGTCAAGTTCCACACTGTCGAGGTCATCCGTGCAAATGGCCGCCAACGTGTCAACGATAAGCGCAGGCAGGCCGGTGTGCAGCTTGCGAATGTTCATACCCATAGTAGGCCGTGCCGCCCAAAAATAATTACGTCCCACGTCGCCCGGCAACTGCCGGTAAAGTGCACTTAATTCTTCGCTGTTTCCCCTGTACCAAATACGGTTACGGAAAAGTTCGGCTTCGTGCGTGTAATATTGGTCGATGGTAATTTGCAGGCCCTGCGGTTCCTTGATTTCAAGGAAATTGCGGATGCCCTGTTTTACTGCGTTCATCACGCCCATATAATTTCACCCCCAAATAAAAAAGGGCCGCTATTGGGCCCCGATCATCGTTATATATGGCAAAAAACCGTATTGGCTTGCGTTTATGGTGTGGTCGTTTGCGTCCTCCGGCGTGTTATCCTTGTTATCAAGCCACGAATAAGATTCCAATTCCCGGATATGTTCCTTGCAATGGTCGAGCACTTTATAATGCCCGGTGTGTAACCATCCCGTTTGCAATACGATTCTATCCGTGATTTTCATTTTCTTATACGCCGGGTTAAAAATATAAATGCATCCTTTTGCCCGTTTGTACTTGTTCAATTCGGATATGGTGGCCGCGTCCGCACTATCAATGAACACATTCCGCGCGAGCCCCCATTCAATCCGGTTTCGCTCCAAGAAATCAACAAAGTTTCGCGCCGTATCACTTGGCGCAATGGGCGTTTCCAAATCCTTGTTGTTATAGATACGTTCATCAAGCACGATAATTTCCCGGTCTTCCGTGATGCCTTGAAAAACCATTGCTATCGTATCCGCGCTTTTCTGTGAGTATGCCGTATCAAGCCCGGCCGTGAACATCACAAACCTTTCCTTCTTGCGGCCTTCCTTGTCGATAAGGTCAGCTTTTTTGAGCACATGCCGCGCCCGGTCAAAGTTAAGGAATACAAGGCCGGTGGAGCGGCCACGCAGGCCCAATATCTTGGTTAAATATTGTTTGGTGCCCTTTGGTACTGCGTTAATAATCTTTTGTCGCTTGTCGGGCGACAATGCCGCGTTATCGTCAAACGTGAAATACCAATGTACCCATTTTTCCTTTTGCGGCCGGTCAAGCATCTTCAAAAGCTGCGCCGGGTAATCATCCACATATTCCGGCAGCGGGCGGGAATGGTTCACATATTGCGCGTACCAATCCAAATTAGGGTCGTCGGGGTTTTGCGTAAACATGCATTGATCAGCGCGCATTGTTATTTCTTGAATAAAAGATATGTCCGCCTTGTTGGCTTCGTCCACGAATATTACGCCAAACTGTGAGCCGAGCACTTTAACCCACCGGGCCTTATCTGCGTAGCCGAGCACGTATATAATTTTTTGCCCGTTTGGCGTATCATAAACAATATGCGGCATACTGATTTTGTCTTTGCCGCGCGGGTAATACTCCGCGCACCCGTCGAACACGTCAAGCAATCCGCAATCCTTGTTGATTAGGTTTCTTTCTGCTACGCCCAAATCAAGGGCCGCTATTACGTGAAACTTCTTGGGCGACATTGCCACAAGGAACATAAACTTGATTATGCCCACCGTGCTTTTACCGGCATGGGTACAGGATTCAAGAAATTCAAAGTTGAAATCCGTATGTTTAATATATGCCTTAAATTTCGGGCTTAACTTAATCTTTCCCATTGGCGGCCCCGCTTAACTGCTCCATAATGCTCTGTAGTTCATGGTTTGTTTTCAGTTCGCCGGAGATATTTATTTCGTTGGCCGGTTTTTGCCCAATCATTTCAATATACAACTTAATCATTTTATAGTTTCCTTTTTTGATCCCGGCCGCTATTTGCATTGCCGTATATTCCGCGCCGGTTATCGGTTCGCCGTTTTCGTCTGTTGCTACTTCGGCATTATGGAAACTGTCGAGCAATATTTTTCTAATGCTTGCATTCCTTGCGCGTGCTTCCCCGGATGCTTTCCCCGCTTTTCGGGCATTTTCTCGGCGTTCCTCGGGTGTTAAATCTTCATTCCGCAAAAGGTTATCCATGTTTCCCTTTGCCATGTTATATCTCCCCTTTTACCGGCTTATAACCGGCCTATTTTCCTTTTATCTGTGTTGCCCTTCCCGTTGCTCCCCTAATACGATAAAACACCGTAAAAACGAAATAAGGCGGCTTACCCGTTAAGGTTGCCGCCCCACTTCTTAGGAGAAAATGCAATGAAAGAACATCAGAAGTATCTGTATGGATAATACCACGGGACTTTGGTTCATTGGGTGCCAACTTGTGAGGAGGTGGGCGGCAATTGATCCCCCATAATTGCCGCCCGATTGACGGAGGTACACAATGTCCAAAGATTCTTCCCACGCTTAATATAACATGCTTTTTCGGTTCATTGGGTGCCAATTTTCTAAAAATACAAAATATTCCCATTTACCCTATTGACATACTACCGGAAGTATGTGATACTATAATCACAGTAAGGGGAACACCCCGAGGAAAGGCAGGAGAAAGGGAAATGACAGATGGAATGAACAATCAGCAATTGAACGTCTTGCTTGAGCAAATCGCAAAACTCATTGAAGCAACGGCCAAAGACGCAAAGGAAGCCGCCGAAATCGTAAGAGCGGCAAAGGTCAAATAAAAAAGCCGCAAGCGGTGCAAGCGCAAGCGGCAAACGTGAGAACAAGGAGAGCGGGTGCCCTGCCTTCATCCGCCTCCCATTGTAGCAGGAAAGGCAAAAAAAATCAATGGAGGAAAAGAAGATGAAATACCACAAGCACGAAATCAAGAAGGTGTATACCGATCTTGGAGAGGAACGCCCGAAGGACAATTGCACCTATGAAATTTACAAGGATGGCGAATACATCAACACGGCGTTAACGCTGTCTACCGCAAAAACCTATATCGATAACGATTACAACGAAACGTATCTGTAACCACACCACCCGCCCCGCATAAAGACAGGCAGAAGCCGGAAAGGTTAAGAAGATGTACCGCATTTACAAAGAACTGACCAACGAAAAAGGCGAAGTGATTCACAAGACCCCCGTTGCACGTTGCGCGAAACTGAACATTGCCGTTTCCCATGCACGGGTTTGGTCTAACGGTCACCCGATGGGGATTTATGAAATCATGCCAGACGGGACGGAAGTTAAAATCCACTAACCCCACCACCCGCCCCGGAGGTTACGAGGGCAGAAAGGAAGAGATCATGTTTAAGATCGAGCGGAAAACCGGGTATATTTCCATCCGGACAAAAAATAATTGGTGGTTGATTGGCAATGTGTACGGGAACGGGTTTACAATTTCCCCGTTTTCCCGGTATGATAAAGAGCAAAACAGGATGCCAAGCAAGGCGGAAATTGCACGGCTTGACGCAATCATGAAGGAAATGAAAGAATGGGCCAATGGGGCCCTGTAAGGAGGGCAAGCAATGTCTAAAACATCGGCAGCAGTAAAGAAGCGGTACAACGATAAAACGTATGATCGAATCGAAATCGTTGTACCGAAAGGTCAAAGGGACGTTATAAAAGCATACGCGGCGGAGCATGGCGAAAGCGTAAACGCCTTTATAAATCGGCTAATTGAACAGGAAATGAAAAAGGGCGGGGAGTAATCCCCGCTCTTTTGTTATTCAATATTTCGGCCGCAAGGGTACATTTCGTGACAAGTACCGTTGTAAATGCACCCCGGTACAAGCAGGCCCGTAAATTCCGGGCATACTTTGAGCACCTCCGCGCACGCCATTTGAACTACACGGCGGGTTTCCGGGCTTGCCTTCCTGCAAAGGCGTTTATTTGCAATGGTCATCAGTTCTTCGGCGTTCATGTCCCAAATCATATTAACGGGCGCGTCCTGCGGTGCTTTGGTGCGGTCATAGTCGTTTTGCCGGTCGTTGCGTTGGCTCCTTACATACGGCTGCGCGTGTACATGTCGCACAAGGTGAACACTTACCCAATACGGGCACTCAATGAAGAATGAAAAACGCAGCCGCCTAATTGGACTATGCCGGGCCCGCAAAATATCATACTTCCATTTGCCGGTTGGCGGGGTTTTGGCGGTTTTGCCAATGGTAACAAGGGCACGGGCCTTGACGGCTTCCCAATCCCGTGCGCCGGGGTATTCGATCAATGATACTTTAATTTCGTCCATGTTTTCCCTTTCTAAAATTTCAAATCATTTTCGTTATTGAACCAACTAACCCGCCCGGCATCGTCTACAATTACGGTTGCATTGATACAAAGCACGGTTTCGTTATCGGCGCAAATTGCGTTTGCTTTCTGCATAATGCGCCGCCTGTCTTTTTTATGCTGCCGGTAACACATCACAAACATAAATGCAGCACCGGCAAAAAATGCCCATCCAATAATCATAACTTTTCATAGAAAGGGGGCGGTTTGGCACGCCCCGCGCCCATATGGTTAAAGGCTCCATATGTAGCCCCGTGGATTCCACCACGGCTTTTCAATGTGTGGCAAATATTTCCAATCACACGGCGCATATTGTGCCGGGGATGGCTTGGCGCATCCTCACCCACGCGGCCGGGCCCCGCGTGTGGCCTTGCGGAATACCGCAACTATAAAACTACTACGAAGTACTTACCCGTTTTTAACGTCCGGGGCCGACGTGGTACCCACAACTACAATTTGGAACGACGGAGCGCACCGGTATAACGCACATTTCCCCGATTTCGTCAAACGTCGCATAATTGCCCCGCTTTATTTCTACGGACAATTTTTCAGGCGTATAATAAATATCTGTCGTTGCATCTTCCACAACCTTGTAAGGTGTTCCGCAATGTTCACAACGCGGCACCCTTTCCGCCTGTACCGCTTGGCCGCACACAATACAGAAATCAACGGGGCCAAGATCGACGGCGCGGGCCGTATCCATGTTGGCAGCTTCGCCGCATAAGTAAAGGTGATCCTTCCACATATAAAGATTTCCACCGGAAATTTTTTTGAATGTCAAGCCCGCGCAAAAATCACACATTGTTTTTTTCCTCCTGCTTTTGCATGGCCGATTTTATCCGGCGTTTTATGGTGGATTCCGAATAATTGAGCCGGTCGGCAATGTCACGGTTTCGCAATCCACCAACGTATTTATAGCGGATTACCACGCGTTCTTCCCGGCCCAATTCTGCAAGCTGCCTTTCCGCTTCTTCCTGCAAGGCAAGCAACGCGCCCAAACACCTGTAATACGCGGTTATAAGTTCGTCAATTCGCGCGATAATGTCCATGCCATCCGTAACCCTACCCGAGCGCGGCAAGCCCGTTAAATGCGAAATACGGGGCGAATTTTTAATTGCTTCCAAGCGGTCAATTTCTGATTCGATTTGTGAAATCTCCGCTTGTATGCTTTGATACTCCATCAATTCTTTCATGGTTTCATCACCTTTCCCGAATTTCGTTATATGCCATCTTTTCCCGTATTGCTTTTGCAATGTCAATATCAAGGTGAGCGCAGGCCGAAAGCGTCATAATGATGACGTCGGCCAATTCCTGCGGAACGCCTTCGTTTCGTCTGTGTGAGCATGCGGGGCATGAGTACCCATTCTTTACGCAATCGGTACTGAATCGGGAATTGCATTCGTAATGGGTTTCGATGTCGCCATATCTGTAAAACGCCCTTTGCGCTTCCTGCGCTTCTGTGCGTATGTGCCATAGCAACGTCTTTATGCTTTGCGGATCATCGTACAGGCCCTTTTTTATTGCCTGCGCGTATACGTCATTTTTTAAATCGTCAATGTTCATTGATTGCACCACGCTTCAAAAAAATTTGCAGTTTCTACAACGTAATTTCCGCGCTTTAATGTGGCAATCCACTTTTTCGGAATGCCCGCAAGGCCGTAAATTACGCCCGCAATGCTTCCGGCCACGGCGGCCACGGTATCGGTATCCCGGCCAAGATTAACAGCCTTCAATACGCAATCCCTGTATCTGTCGGTTGTCATAGCGCACCATAGGGCGGCTTCCAACGTGTGAACAACGTAACCGCTGCTTTCAATGTCGGATTCCTTCAATTCGCCCAACCTTGCAAGCCTTTTGTAATGTTCGATTTCCGGGTATTCGGCGCGTTTATCAAGTGCAATTTCGATTGCTTCCGGCACGGTTGCCCGCTTCATCAATGCCCGGATAATATCGCAATACAGAAGGCAGCCAAGTACGGAGCGCGGGTGCGCGTGTGTGATCCCGGACGCGCTTTCAATCATTTCGTCGTTTGCGCCTTTCCAAAGGGCAAGGGGAGCCATGCGCATAAGGGAACCGTTTCCGTTTGAAAGTTCCGACGTGAGCCCATGCCCAAGCATAAGGGCCTGCTGCGTGGTCATACCAACGTCAAACGTTACGCCGCCCGGCGTATAATGTGCGCATTCCATCCACGATACAAATTTTTTCGCCATGTTGCGCTTGCTGTATCCGTTTACCTCTATAAGGCTGCCAATGGTCGCAAGCGTCATGCTGCTGTCATCACTCCACGTTCCCGCCGGTTGGTTATACGTGCCGTATCCGGTCATTTTGCGAACCGGCTTTGCCGCAAGGTGGGCACGCGGTACAAACTCCACCGGCACGCCCAGCGCGTCGCCAACAACAAGGCCCACAATACCGCCCGCTATGCGGTGTTCAGCATTCCTCATTTTTTCTTCCTCCGTAAATCTTCATGAAGTCGTCAAAGTTCATAGTAACAAGCCACGGCGTGCGGTTTTTGCGGTGGATCACCACGGGGATTTTTTCGCCGCTGTCCCGATCTGCTTGTTTCATTGCGTCGTGCACGTTCAACTTTTCGACGCGCTTTACTTCTATATGTACGCCCGGCAGGCCGAGCACGTCCGGGGAATCGGGCCCGCCGGAATATTGAACGCCACGTTGACCGGCAAACCCATATTCCCGTAACAAGGCGGCAATTTCCAATTCGCCGCGTTTGCCTTTTTCCTTGCTATTTATCGGCACTTTCCGGCACTCCCTCCGTTTGCTTTATGAGCCTATCAAGGTAAAACATTGCCTTTTTTAAATCCTCGGCGGGCTTGCCTTTATGTTTGTATCTCCAAACATATTTGATAACTTGGCCCTTCAAAAATCCGTCGTATTCGTCGGCTGTCATGCTTGCCCGTATTGCGTCAATACATTCAATGCCGCCCTGTGTGTAATGGGTTGGATGGTTGACGGGATCAATTGGGCCATCGGGAAACATGGTGTTGTAATTGTCTTGTATTTCATCATCAGTTACACTTGTATAACAATATTGTCGCCCTCTAAGTGGGCACCCTGTACAATTATTGTCAAAATCTTCGCATCGTTTTTCTAACGCTTCCCGCATTTCCTTTATGGTCATACTTCCTCCCTGTACTTGCTTCCGCCCTTCAAGTATTGTTTTCCTTCATCGGTTGCACACCATGCCAAATAATCCCGGCTCATTTCATCCGTCATCAATTCAATATGCCCAAACATGATAAGCGGAAGTTTATCCATATGGTTTTCCATGAGCCAATGGGCAAGGCTTTGCGTCAATCTAATCATGCAATGAACCCTCCCAATCAATAGCCTGTCCGCAATATTCGCAATACGTTATTTCGCCGTTTTGCACATGATCGCGCACAGATTCAATTGAAACACTCCCGCCGCATGTTGGGCATGTTGCCCACGGATATTTGACATATTGCGGTTTTTCCGGTATATGACGTGCAATGGCTACGCGCGCCGGAATGCCTATCATTGTCTCAAGTTTCTCAAATGATTGTTCTACGGCTTTTTTTATCAACTCGTTAAAATCGGATTCCATGCTTTCCTCCTTAAATCATCCCGGCATTACGGAGCCGGTAATTTCGCGCCTTATCGCGTCCAATGTTTATCATGTATTCCCCGGCGTATTCCACAAGGCGGCCGCCGGTTGCTTCGTCAATGTCAAGTATTTCGTTTATGAGCCGTTCCGACGATATAACCGTAATCAATCCTGCGTTATTGTATCGGTAATTGATCAACTCATAAGCAATGCGAACATCGGCAGGGGAGGGGCCCGTTTCCCCAACAGGCTTAAAAAAATCATCAATATAGAGCACATCAACGTTTTTCAGCCGTTTCATTTGCCTTTCGTGTTCGGGCCCGTCGGTTATGTTGGCCTTTAACTTTACGGTTTCGTCCTGCCACAACATGTAATAGGCAGCTTTGCCACGTCGCAGAAATTCAGCCGTTATGGCCGTGCAAATGTGCGTTTTCCCGGCCCCTGTCTGCCCCCCGATGAAAAAGACGCTGCCGCCTTCTTCCACAAACCGGCGGGCCGTTTCCTTAACGTGCTTTTGCCACGGATCACCGGCCGCATATTTGGCGAATGTGTACCGCTCAAGCACGTTTTCAAGGCCGCTTCGCTTCATGCGCATAATTGACGCACGAATTGTTTTGCACTTGCATGTCAAAGTGGATTCGGAAAAGTCGTTTGTTTCCTCCCCTCGGTCGATTTCTTTTACTTCCCATGTGTAACCGCGATTCAAGCAAAGAGGGCAGTTATACCCGTCTTTTTCGTGAAGGTTGCCGGGCATGCGGTTTTCGATATCGCATTTTTCTTGCACCCGTGCCCGGCGTTCCTCTGCCGTCATTTCCGAATAGGGCTTACAAGTAAGTTCCGATTCGCCCCCACTTGCTTTCCGAATCAGATTCAGCAAGTTTTCGATGTTCTCCATATGTCTTCACTCCGTTTTTCTTGTTGATTTTCCCGTTAAGATAAGATTCGAATTTTGTACCGAATAGGGTAGAGGGGCGCAAAAACTTCTCCCATTCGGTGCCGATCCATTCCGCGCACTTTTTTTCTATTACGGTTTCAAAGTCGGCAACGGTGTACCCATCATTTAACCGGGCATTGATTGCTTTCCGTGTTGCTTCGCTTGTTGCCTTGTAATTGGTTCCGGCTTTTTCATTGAGAAAATCAACGATTATTTTGTATGTTTCCGCTTGCGGCTTGCCGCTTTCCTCTTTATCTATTTCTTTATCTTCTTCTTTATCTTTATCTATTTCTTTATCTGTCTGCGTTACTGTAACGTTACTGTAACGCTGTGTAACGTTACCGGCCGTTAATTCCCGCTGTCGCTCCCTAAATGCTGCAACTCGCTGTCGTGTTTTTTCTCTTGCGTTTTCGATGCCTTCCAAGTTTTGATGTTTGCCCCAGTTCGGTATCGTGATCGTATTGTTTACAATCTCGATCATGCCGAATTGCTCAAATGTTGACAGGGCAAGCCGTACCGTGTTAAGGGGCCGCCGGAAAATGGTAGATAACATTTCGTCGGTATATGCGATCCTGTCATTTAACATGAAGGCCCCGCCGTTGTTTTGCTTTCCTGCCATGCAAAGCAGCTTGAACCAAATAACAATGATTGAATCAGCGTCCGGCATGGATTCGATAAGCTGTATTTTTTCGTCGTCGAAAATGTCTGTAACTATTTTTATCCACTTTACAGCCGCCACGCTGTGCACCCCCTTTTACTTTCCTGTGATAGCTGCATACCCAAAGCCGAACAATTCCGACAATTCACAGCCGAGAATTTCCGCCATCAGTTCCGCACAACGTGGGGAAGGGAGCACATGCCCGTTTTCGATACGGGAAAGCATGGGCGCATTCATGGGCACCCCGGCGGCCGTGAGCGCATCAACAAACATATCGTTTGACATTCCGCGATCTTTGCGAAACTGTTTAAGGTTGTTGCACATGCTGTATTGGTCGCTGTCCCCATTCTCGATGCGCTGCGCCTTCTTCAATGGCTTAAACGTATTGATTGCCCGTTTCTTGGTTTCGGCCATATATGCCCGGCGTTCCATTGGGTCTGCCGTTTTGTAATAGCCGGGATTTTCTGCGCTGCTTGACGAAAAAATAATGTAATCGTCGCCTTGATCCTCGGCCCGTAACGCTGCCACGATATGCCGGGCTTTGTCCTGTGATACGCCCCAACGGCGGGCAAGGTCGGCGCGGGTGATAGCATTTTCCCGGCCAACGGGGATAGAATCGTAATATGCTTGCATCGTGTGCCCTCCGTTCAAATGTAATTTTTCCCGAAAATTTTAAGGAAATCTTTGTCCGGCCATTTCTCCATAAACGCTTTTTGCGCTGTCTGTTTTAACTTGAGGTCAAACACCCGGTTAAAATGCACGGCGTACTGATTGCCGGATGCGTCGCCCCGATGGTGACGGGGACAAAGCCAAACTGTAAGGCCGTATTTGTCGGCCAAAGGGCGCAGGCCGCGCCCGTGTATGCAATGGTGGTTTTCAAGGTATAATGTAGTCTTACATATGAAGCATTCTTTTTCCGCCTGTATAATGCTTTTCATTTCCTCCAATTCCCCCTAATGATTCGCGTTTTTATTGCGCACAGATAACTAAGCGCGTCATGCTCATTCTTCTTTTTTGCGTTCTTCTTTTCTGCTTCGGCTGCACATTCGGCTTTTTGCTTTGCGTATTTTTCGCAAACAGCATGACAGTTTTCGTTTCGGCCTTTGCAATCCTTGCAGCATGTTACGCCCATGTTTATTTCTCCTTTGCCCACAAATCAAGGCTTGCGCCTATATCCATATCATCCGGCACAAATGCGCCTAATTCCCGGTTTTCGCTTGCTGTGCCTTCTATAAGGCGGGACATTTGCTTTGTGTCGTATTGGCTGCTGCCAACGGTGCATTTAAGCTGTACGCCGCGTTTTCCGTCTACGATCACGCCGCCCATTTCTTCAACGGCCCGGAAAAGGCCCTTGACGCTTTCGACGGCTTCCGGCTTGACTACAATGTATTTTTTTACGCCGTACCGCTCTAACAAATGAAGATATGCTTCTTCGTCGCTTATATGGAGCACCTCCGCCAACGATCCGCACATTTTCCAAAATAATGCGTTGGCGTTAAGGCTTCGTTTTTCCCGGTGCCGCTTTATGATCACGTCATATTCCCCGGAAAGCGGCGGTATATTGCCGGGCGCGGTAATGGTCAAGGTTTGGTTTCCCTCCATATCGCACCCGGCAACGATGCGGGCCGTTCTAAATTCGATCAAAACGGCAAGTCGTCCTCGTTTACATCGGTAAAGCCGGTGGGCGCGGAAACCAAACCGTTGTATGTGCTTGATTCCTTGATACGCTTCTGAATCCATTCCGGGAAGGATTCCATGCGCTCCAATGCGTCATGATCGGCAAGGGAGAAAATAACATAGGGCGTTTCGCTTTCGACGGTGAAGCCCTTCGGCAATTTCGAAATACTCTGAATTTTTGCAAAGGCGTTTCCCTTGCTGCTTTCGGCGTGAATGATCGACAGCATGCAAGGCGCACCGAGCACGTTCTCAAGATCAAAGCCGCGTAATTCATCCTGCGTAAACTGTCGGCCGCGCCATCCCTCAAGCACATTGCGAAGGTTGGATTTTTCGGCAAGGCTTGCCGTGTAGGTTTCCGAAATTACGCGGGGCTTTTCTTCGTCTTCAACAAGGATTGTTTCGCTTGGGATTTCAAACTGAAAAATGCATTTCCGGGTGAATTTTTGGTATCTTTCGTTGTACTGTTCGCCAATGTCATAAATGCCGATACATACGGCGGGATATGTGCCCGGCTCGATTACGGGAATTTTGCTGCCTTCCGGCGCGGATACGGTCAAATTGCTCATGTTTTTTCGTCCTTTCTTTTACTTCCACGCTTCGCGCAGCGCGGTAATGTTTTCGTTGATTTCACGCAGGGTTTTGAACACTTCAAGCAAATAATGCCCGGTATTGTCGGTTTTTGTTTCTTCCTTCGGTGTAGCAGGGGGGGCAAAATACTCCTTCGTTGCTCGTTTCTGCGCGTGGTATTGATCGGGATATAAATTATCAAGCGCGGCGGGGTTTACTTCGGCCGTGCTCTTGATCGAAATAACACGGATCACGCTTTGATAGGAAATATCAAGCATTGCCGCGATAAGGTCATTTGTCATGCCGCTTTTGTGGGCCTTCCAAACCTTCGCCATTGTTTCGGGGCCGATGTTCTTTCCTTTTCTCATTCTCCGTTCCTCCTGCATTATTTGATTTGCAAATTCTGTTTTTCCACGATTTCAGCAAAGGGCAGCACATGCCCGTTTTTGATAGCCGCCTTGATGGCCGTTTTGTTCGGTGTCGGGGCCTTGAATGTCAAAAGATCGTTCCGGCCGGATTCCTGCATATAGCGGATAAATTCGCCTTCGTCGGCAATCTCCACGGATTCGGAACGGCGGAAGGAAACTTTTGCCCGTGTGCTTTCGACGGAGCGCATGCCCGTGCGCAGCATATGGGCCTTAATGTATTCTTTAAGCCGGTCGGCGTTGTTCTGCTTGGCCTTTGCCCGCTCTGTGAGCGTTGCCGCTTCTGCCTTGATGGCGGCCGCTTCTGCTTCGTAGGATTTAATCATGCATGCGATATTGTCCACCTTGTCCGTAAAGGTGCTTTCGATTGCTTCCAATGTGTCGGGGATCGCTTCCAGGTCAATTTCGCCATTCTCAAGGGCATACATGAAATCGTTGTATAGTTCGGAAATTTCGTACAGCTTCATTGTTCATTCTCCTTTTCTGCGGTTTTAATTTGCAGCTTTGCAAGTTCGATTGCGATTTTGTACGCCTTGCCGTGGTGATTGTCACCACGTTTTCTTTCAACGGCGGCGGAAAATTCGTCAATATTGCCGCGGAAGCAGCCGCAAGAAACGCCGATGTTTCCACCTTTAAGGGCAAAAAACGTTGTTGTTCCAAGCCGTGAGCCGATGTGAGAAACCGTCATAATTGCCGCGTTGCCGTATACCCTCGCGTCGCCGGATACCTCCGCGTCGCCGTATACCCACGCGTTGCCGTATACCCTCGCGTTGCCGTATACCCTCGCGTTGCCGTATACCC